ATCGGATTTCGTTAAGCATAACCCCATCAGGAGAGGAATTGAATGGGTAAATCAGGCACGAAACTGCCACAGAACGTGTACCGGGAGGCACGTTTGAAGGCATCGCAATTTAATGACCGTTTCCGGAGCCGTGAGGCAACCGCAGAGGAAACGGGAATCGACAGGACACGGATAGCACGGATCGAACTGAACGTCCTGAATCCCTACCCGGAGGAAGTAGCAGTGATGGCAGACACATATTGTGCGCCGGAGCTACGAAACTATTACTGTCACAACACCTGCCCGCTTGGCAGGAGTGTGTGCGAGATAGGCGGTGACAGCATCGACCGAATCAGCCTTGCCGCCCTGGCCAGCTTCCGGAAGATCGATGTTGCGAGGGAACTGATCCTCGACATCATGGCAGATGGGAACGTTGAAGAATCAGAGAAATCTGACCTTGACGAGATCATCCGGGCACTGGAGAGGATCGCAGATATCAAAGAAGACTTGAAGTGCTGGAGAGAAAAGCATTTCGGAAAGGAGGAATGATGGCAGCAGGTGTGATCAAAGAACTAGGTCCTGAAGACCGAAAGTATTACGACTATGAAGATGTCATGGAACTTCTCGGCGTCAGCAGGCCAAAGGCATACAAGATGATCCAGGAGATGCAGAAACAGCTTAAGTCAGAGGGGAAAATGTTCTCTGGTTTTCCTGCTGGGAAGATACCTAAAAGAATTTTCAATGAGCTCTGCATGCTCGACTGACAGAGCTGGAAAGGACAAGCTATGACGAAGGAAACATCGGCACTGATCGTTAATACCCGGTTCAGGAGCTATACAGTCAGCAGCATTGTGACTGAAAGATACATTGCTGACGACAGCCCTGCAATCCTTTTGTGGAGTATATTCGATGGTCCCATAGCACGTATTACCGTGTGTCTGGATGACAAAGAGCTCCTCACGAACGAGGCCTACGTAGATACCAACAACTGCCCATGGGCTCCGGACTGGATCACGACAAACGGGTTCGGAAAGGCAACGGGAAAGACCAGGCAAAGCGGATACTGCACATACCCATCATTTCTTTTTGACATGGATAGGCTCGCGGAGTATTCGCCTAAGGAAGGTGGTGAGTGATATGGAAATCCCCTTCCCCAAGTGCATCGACACACGAAAGTGTTTCGCCAGGAATAAGTTCAAGGATTGCACGATCCTGAAGCAGACATGGCCCCGTGACGGTGCCTGTAAGTTTTGCAAAGCAGAAAAGGAAGTAACAAATGGCCGGAGGTATCCGCTTCGCCAGGGATGATGGAATGGCAGGAACGGCATATGGATTGCAAAAAATGCAAAAGGCTGAAATCGCAAGATGAATGCACGCTGTGCAGAAAAGCTGATGAGGTAAGAAAAGCAATACAGGAGGTAGAAGATGAATGGAATCGTGTTTTTGGCACTGGCAACCGCACTGTGCTGCGTAGCTGCGGGATGGACCACACTTCGCCGGAGGGCAACCGACAGGGCGAAATCAAAGGAAATGCGGAGCCGTATCCGTGAAAGATACACCCCATTCAAACTGGATTGGAGCAAAGTCATGGACTATACACGCATTGCTCCAGGAAAGAATCCGGAGGCATGAAAAAAAGCCACCGCGCGCAATAGTCAGTGGCTTTTAAGGACAAGCTGCAGAGTTTAACGGGGATGACGAGGCCCCGGCGTTCCTGGCCCCTTGTGGGGCGGCGCTGCTTAAACGCGAATGCTCTGCTGCTTGCTCCAAGATATCACACATCCCCCGATTAACGCAAGGGGGAGGAAAGGAGTTTACATATGGCATACAAACAGAACACACAGGTCCAGGACCCCCGCAGGGATGATGGAGGGCAGAGGCTGATGGGGATGGTCAATCAGCTGCTCCCGCAGATCAGGAAGGCGCTTCCTTCGATTATGACTCCGGAGCGCTTCACGCGGATCACGATTACGGCAATCCAGAATAACCCGAAACTGGCGCAGTGCTCCCCGGTGAGCTTCCTCAACGCAATGATGAATGCCGCTCAGCTGGGCTTGGAGCCGAACACTCCTCTCGGTCAGGCTTACCTGATCCCGTACTGGAACAGCAAGAATCGTTGTTACGAGTGCCAGTTCCAGATTGGCTGAACCTTTACGGTCAATTAAAACCGCGTGAACCTTATTACTCAAGGGTGTACAGCTTTCGCTGTGCTAACGGGGGAACCCTCCATAAAACGGGCAATCCCGTGCCATATACCAAACCATGCATAGTTAGGAGAAAAAGCATGGTTGGAATATATAAAATAACAAACCTTATCACAAATGACTGCTATGTGGGCAAAAGCAAGCATATTGAAAAAAGGTGGAAAGAACACTTTTGCAGAGGCTACGGAGCCATACATAGCAAACAATTCCAGACCGACATCGAAGAATACGGCATTAACGGATTTTCCTTTCGGGTTATTGAAGAGTGCGAGGAACACGAACTGCAAGAAAGAGAAAAATACTGGATTGAAAGATTGAAACCCAAGTATAACACCGTGATGGTTGGGCATCCAGTTAGTCAGGAAACCCGACAAAAAATCAGCAGGAAGTTGACCGGGAGAACACTCTCCAAAGAACACGTAGAGAAAATCCGTAATGGAATTCGTTCAAGGAACATGATCATACCGCAGACCAATGCAGGACACAGAAAACGGGTCGCGATGCAAGCGGAAATAATCATGGAGTTTGAAAGCGTCAAAGCGCTGGCAGAATATCTGGATGTAGACGCATCCACTGTTACAAAAGCACCGAAGCGCCAAGGAAAGGTGAAGGGGAAAAAGGTTTGGTATGTGGTGTAGAGACTATCGGTGATGAATGTAGCCGAGTAGGGACGAGGATGAGTTACGTCCCCAAGTGCGCGGCTCCGAAAGGAGAAGATATAGTCCAGCCCCGCAGGATGGGAAACTGCGGGATAGCTGATAAAGGTATGCTCGCGCTGGCTTACCGCACGAAGAGCTTCCAGACCATTCAGGTCCATACCGTTTACGAGAACGATCAGTTTGAATACTGCCTCGGCCTTGATGAAAAGCTGGTACATGTTCCTGCGATGCAGAACCGTGGCAGACCTACATTCTTCTATGCACTTTACAAGCTGGACAATGGCGGGTATGGATTCCAGGTCATGAGCACAGACGATTGTGACCGCTTCCGCGACCAGTATTCACAGGCGGCTAAAAAGGGCGGTTCACCCTGGGATACCAACTATGAGGCAATGTGCAAGAAGACGGTCCTGAAACAGCTCCTCAAATATGCTCCTGTTTCCAGTGACATCATGCAGGTCATGACCGTGGACAATTCCATCAACAGTGATATGAGCATCCTCGACGGTATTGCTCAGGAAACAGCCGATAATCCTTTCGGCCAGCAGATCGAAGCAGAGGAACAGCCCCTGATCGAGGAACAGCCGGCCAGACAGCAGGCTGTATGGGAACAGCCTGCGCAGCAGCCTGAACCTGTTCCCGTCCAGCAGGAGTATCCTTCCCAGGGTTATCGCCAGCAGGAATATCCCCAGCAGCAGTATACGGGAGAGCCTGAACAGTTTGATTTCTTCGCACAGTAAGGAGGTTTTATATGATCCTCAATGATGAAAATTACTACACAGCAGATGCTGATAAGACCTATCTGAGCGTTTCCCAGTATAAGCAGTTCGTGGGAACGCTTGGAAAACCCGGCTGTGAGTTCCATGCCATGGAGCGCCTGGCCGGAAGGTGGAAGGATGAGAAGACCCTTCCCCTGATGGTCGGATCTTATGTAGACAGCTACTTTGAGGGGAGCCTTGACAGGTTCAAGGCAGAAAACCCTGACTGCTTCACGAAGGGCGGTGAGCTGAAAGCAGCCTACCGGCAGGCAGAGAAGATGATCGAACGTGTCGAAAAAGATGAGTTCTTCATGCAGGCCATGTCCGGTGAGAAGCAGGTGATTATGACCGGGGAGCTTTTCGGGGCAAGGTGGAAGATCAAGATGGACAGTTATCTTCCGGGACAGGCGATCGTCGACCTTAAGACGGTGAGGGCTTTCCGGTCCTTCTCCCTCACGAATCCGGCTGATAAATATGTCCGGGACTTCGGATATGTCAAATTCTACAAGTACTGGGGCTATGACATCCAGGGCGCCGTATATCAGGAGATCGTCAGACAGAACACAGGCGAGAGGCTTCCGTTCTATCTGGCTGTCATCTCCAAGGCTGATGAACCTGACTATGATGTCGGCCAGCTGACGCAGACAGAACTGGACGATGCACTGTCCCTCATGGAGCCGCAGGTGGAGAGGATCCTCGCCATAAAGCGCGGAGAGGAAGAACCCTCGAGATGCGGAGAGTGCGACTGCTGCCTGCATCACAGGAGGCTCACAGGTCCGATGCTCGCAATGGACTGGTAACAGAAAGGAGATACATATGTCGGAACTCGCAATCAGAATCCTCGACCCGGCAGAGGGTCAGTTCCTTCGCAGGATCGAGTGGAACAAAGAAGAATTCCAGGGCTGGATGCAGGAACTGTCTGCGCGGTATGCAGACACTGCAATCATCACCCCGGATGACCTTAAGGCTTCCAAGGCAGACAGGTCTGAACTGAATAAAGTCAAGAAGGCCATTGACGCCCGCAGGATCGAAGTCAAGAAGGCGGTCATGGAACCTTATGAGGCTTTCGAAAAAGAACTGACAGAAGCTACTGCAGATGTCGACAAGGTGTCGTCCGCCATCGACAAGTCGATTAAGGATTATGAGGCGGCAGAGAAAGCGTCTAAGAAAAAGCGTCTCCAGAAAGCGTTTGAGAATGAGAAGGCACAGCCGTTTTATGAGGATGTGCCGGCAGAGGAGCTGGCTTTCCTCACCTTCGACAGGATCTTTGACCCCAAGTGGCTGAATGCGACCTGCAAGATTGCAAAGGCCGAGAAGGAAATGAATGAGCGGCTGTCCAAGATTGAGAATGACCTGCGGTCGATCCTCACCATGGATACTGAGCCTGCTCTCAGAGCAGGAGCACTGCAGGAATACCGGAGGACTCTTGATCTCGGATCCGCGCTTCGGCTCCATGGAGATCTTACGGCCAAGGCGCAGCGTGAAAAAGAAGAACAGCGGAGGAGGGAAGAAGAGGCGGCTGAGCGCAAGCGCTGTGAGGACATAGAAGCCCTTCGGAGCCGGCTCTCGGCAGAAGATACGAGACGGCAGTCCACCCGGGTGGCCAGCCCTCCCGAGCCTCCGGTACCTGCCGAGCCACGAGAAGCCCCTGTGAGCGGCTTTGCGCCTCAGGGGCAGGGAAACCCTCAGGCAGCCCCGCAGAACGTCACACAGAGGCAGGCAGGCGGCAATTTTGGGCATCCTGACATGATGGATAACGGAACACGTTACAATAATCCTCAATATGGACAGAATATGGCTGCTCCACAGACAGGTCCTGCGCCAATGGCCCCGCCTCCGGTACAGGAAAAAACCTACTTCGTAGAATTCAGGGTTGAGGGTACCAAAGATCAGCTGATGTCCCTGAAAGCGTACATGGACAGTAACGGACTCCGCTACGGAAAAGTACAGAGGTAAACCGTATGAGCAACAGGATTTTAAAGCAGAGCATCTGCACAAGCGAGAGCATAGACCAGCTGGACTGGTTCGAGGAAGTGTTTTATTACCGGCTGATCGTGAATGTTGATGACTACGGCGTGTTCGACGCGCGGCCAAAAATCCTGAAAGCCTCCCTGTTTCCTCTCCGTGAGGTCAAACTTTCGCAGGTTGAAAAGGCCATTGCTTCTCTGTCGAGCAAAGGGCTGATCCATCTCTACACGGTGGAGGGCAGGCCTTTTCTGAATTTGCCTTCCTGGGCGGAGCATCAACGGGTGCGGAACTCCAAACATAAGTTTCCGACACCTGATCAGGAAGATTCGCCGCAGACTGCAGAAAGTTGCGGCGAGTCGCGGCGAGTTGCGGCGAGTTGCGGCGAACCGCCGCAGACCGCAGAAAGTTGCGGCCTTACGCGCGCACGCGCGGAATCCATAATCCAGAATCCAGAATCCATAATCCAGAATCCAGAATCCCAAACCGAAACAGAATCCGAAATGTATAGCACGGAGCTGCCTGACGGTAACACCGTGCATCCAGACCCTGTTACTGATGCTGTATCTGTTTCTAATACCGATACTGGTACTGGTAAAAAGGATAAAGCAGGTAAGGCGGTTAAAACCAAAGAGCCAAAAGAGGCCTTCGGTGAATACCGTAATGTCAAGCTCACCCAGAAGGAGAAGGAGAAGCTTGAGCAGGAGTTCGGCGTAGTAAAGACTGACAAGGCAATCAGGTACCTCGACGAGTACATCGAGGAAAAACACTACAAGTCAGCCAGTCACTATCTGGCTCTCCGCAGATGGGTTTTCAATGCCGTTGACGAGAGGGATAGCAGAGAGAGAAACAGGGGATGGAGAGCATCTCCGAATAATGTACAGGAGCCGACAGGAGTTGATGCCGCATGGCAGATGATGATGGAGGGCAGGCAATGACATTGCAGGAAACCAAAGAACTGATCACATATATAGCATCGTCGTATCCAAGATACTACAGGGGGATGACCAGATCAACATTAGAGAAACATGCAGCTGTGTGGGCAGACATTTTCGATGAATATAGCCTCCAGACTGTTCTTGCCGGAGCCAAAAGCTATATAGCAACGGAGTCTGCAGGGTTTCCACCATCGCCAGGACAAATTATTGAGCATATTCACCGAAAGTCTCCTGACAAAGAGATTGGTGGTACGGAAGCGTGGGCGCTGGTGAGGAAAGCAGTGAATGTTCCATGGGAGAGAATGCAGGAATCATATGATAGCCTCCCGAAAGCGGTTCGCAAAGCAGTCGGAAGTGCTGCCTCGCTTAAGGAGCTGGCTCAGATGGACATTGCGACATTCGAGAGTGTTGCACAGTCCAATTTCTTGAGGATGTACAAAGTCGCAAGGGAAAGGATTGCTGATGACGAGCGCACACCGCAGAAAGTAGTTGCTCTTAGAGAACAAATCACGGCAGAGCTTGAGGCCAGAAGGGCTGCAAGGC